GTCTATCGTAACCCCATTGAACATAGCTCTCAGGATTAAAGCTAATACCATACTTTTCTGTACGCGCTATTTGCGTTCCTAATACCTCAGGAGTCGCTGTAATTATATTTCCTGCACTTGCATCAGACAATAAGTTTTTACCCGCTAAAACGTAAGATATTTTATCTTCTTGCAAAGTAAGTACATCTGTCTCTCTTCCATCTAATATAAATATCTCTCCAAAAGAAGCCTCGCAGTTTTTATAATTAGACAATCCTTTGTTAAACTCATTAAGTCTATTTACATTGGTCTCTTGATTATAGTTACCACTATATGTAATATCAGCAAATCTATCAGCTTCTTTATACTGTTGCTCAGCTACAGTTGTAACTCGCTCTCCTAAATTAAATGTTCTTCCAATAATAGAATCGCGAATCTTATAGCTCTCAGCTCCATTTCCAAACGCAAAACAGTTAAAGAATCCTGTATCAACAATAGCAGGTGTTCCTGCTGATATATCTTGATCTTGAACATTCCCTAAGTGGTTTCCATCGGCATCAATACCAAAAGATAAATTGTTCTCAAAGAAAACATCAGGTAAAGCATCTTGAGGTTCTGTTTCAAATATAATTAAATCAGCAGCTCTAAAAACTTCAATTGTTGATGATACGCAATAAGCTCTTGAACGAGGAGAACCTGTTCCGGTACAACTTTTACCTGAAGACATTTGTAAATAAAGTGCATTTGTAACAGAGTCTCTGTAAAACTGAAGATACATTATAGAAAAATTAGTATCTGTCAATATTCCATTAGTCGGTATATACTCTAACTCTGTACTATCGTCTTTAGGAGTTCCTGTGTCTAATATTTGAGCAACATTGTCTCCATTCCACCAATCTTCAAAATTATCATAATCAGCAGAAGAAGTAAGAGTTTTTGATAAATTATAACCTCTTCTCTCACAAGAAGCTCTAACTCCTGCTCTATTCCAATCTAAATTTAGATTTATAATACTTCCCGCAGGAACAGTATAATCTAAATACATTCCGGGATTATCAGGATCTTCTACATTTACAAGATAAGTTAATATAGTATAATTACCTCCTCTTGGAGCACATCTTCTTCCGTTTCCTAAATCTATAATAGCATCAGGATCAAGAACTGCAGAAAAAGTACTTGGATTAATTTTCATATAAACTCCTGAAGGAACTACAACGTCTCCAACAGGCGTTATAAATCCTGATTGTTGAGATTGCTTATCTAAAACTGTTGCATAAGCACAATTTGTTTTAGGTCCATCTGTATCTGCTTTTACAACAAGTCTATCTCCAACCTCTATCTTTTTAGTATTCTCTCCTTCTAAATAAAACCATACTGAATTTGTATCAGGGTCTGTAAAGAATAAATTAGAATAAATAGTCTCATAATTTTCTTCATCAGGTTTGATTACAAACTTATATCGAGTAGCCCAATAAGGTGCTCTTTGAGTAACAGGTATATTTACCTGTATAGAATTTTGATTTGCAGAAAATCCACAAGCAATATGAACTGCATTATTTGGACTTACTAAAGCTGTAGAAGCTCTATTGAAATCGTCCATATATGTTATTCCAATTTCATATCCTCTATTACTGTGTAAACTTCTTGGATTACCTATTTCTTGAAATATAGCTTGTGCAAAATTTATGGTATAATACTCATAAACAAATCCTGTTGGAGCAGAAGGGCTATCAACATACTTCATAGCACATAATTGAAATCCAATTTGAGTGCTTGCAGGAGTTGTTATTATTTTTATAGGTTGATTTATACCTGTAATACCACTACCTACTTTCTGCAAAGCATCTAAATTATTTGGCAATATACAGTTAAATTGGTCTGTAAATGTTGTACCATCACAAGAAGTCTCAGCCCCCGGAGTTGGATCATATACAGGTAGTATATTTGCTACAGTACCAACAGCTTCTTGAAACTCAATACTTGATGCCATTTGATAAACAGATGAATAACTTGTATTTAAAAAGAAGTCAAATGTTAACTCTGTATTGTCGGTAGTTTCAGCAGGATCAGGAAGAGTGCCTGAGAATGATTCGTGAGCAAATGTTAAATTAACAGAAACAAAAGAACCTTCTACAAGATTCGCGTCAGCTAAATCTATAAACACAACAGAATTAGGTATTGATAAAGGTCCATCAACTTGATAATCTCCTGAATCTGTAGAGTCAGGAACATCGGTTGAGCCAATTTGTTTTGTTATAAAGTCAGCATTATACTCTAATTTAACAGGTACACCATTCTTATCAATCAAATCATATCCTTCAACATAATTTCCATACATAAGCCTATTACCCATAATGGTTTGAGCTTTTGCAAATCGAGGAACATTATCGTAAAGTCTAAGTATCTCAGCCTCACTTAATATTGTAAATATCTTACTATTATTAAAAGAGAATTGATATGTTTGGTTATCAGAAAGACCTGATTCTGCTTTATTTATTTTCTCAATAATTTTTATTATATTGTTATTTGACTGCTTGAATAGCAAGTCAATACCAACAACTAATGGGCCTCCTGAATTATAACTAACAATTGCTGTATTGCAGAAGTTTGTCATACCCTCATTAAGCATACTATTTATGCTGAACTGAAAAGGAGACGGAACAAATGCAATATCAGACCATTGAGACGTAGCAGAATATTCTCCGTTTTCGTATTCGTATCTGTAAGCAAAACAAATAAATCTATCTTGCAAGTAATTCTCTTGACCGCCTGTTGTAATAAGCTGAACACTTGGAGATTCCAAAGGTGGCTTTTTAATAACAAGAATAGATTCTGCCGAGAATTGGTCTATATTACCAATAGGATTAGCATAATTTTTTCCAATATTAATAACTCTTGGAGGGTTATAATCATCTGTAAAGAATAATAAATTCTCAATTATATCTATCCCTGTTATAAGGTAAGATTGATTAAAATTAAGAGTTGTAGCCAATCCACTACCATCATCTATACTTACTATGTGATAAGTTAGTATATCTGTGTTTACGTTATAAGAAACTATTAAATCAAGTTTTCCTGTAGCTCCAACTGTAAAAGTAGGATCGTGAACAAACCAATAAATAGTCTCTCTTGCGCTATCTTCTATAGCACCAATACATCTTGCATTTACACTAAGAGGAGTTCCATTTATGTATACCAATGCAGTCAAAGGAGTATTCCCTTTGCTATTAGAAATAACGCCAACTTCTGATTTTTCAGTTGACCCCATTCTAACATTCATAGCATCAATATATTCTCCCTCAGGAAGTAGTCGTTCATCAACGACTTTATTCATTCTACCTGATATAAAATTTCTTGTTACGTTTGTCATACTATTTGATTATCTTATCCATTCCTCTTAAATTCATTAACAATCTACCCGGGTGGATATTGCTAATTCTAATCTTAGCATTTCTAAATAATGCTGTTTTTTCTTTTCTTGCGCGAGCAACAATATATTCTTGCACTCCAAGTTTAGCGTTTAATATTTCGTATGTAATATAAGCATAAACATACTTCTCAAATAATTTGTTCACACTTATTAGAGAGTCATCTCCTCCTTCCATTCCATCAGATACATATTCAAGAATACAAGAATGACCCGCCATACTTGAATCAAAATTAATAACTCCTGCTTTTTTATCTACATTAAATGTAGGGTTAAAGTTAGCAGTTTCAGTATTCAATCCAAAATGTGTATTATTAAAACCACAATCAAAATACCAATTACCATTGTAATTCCAACCTTCCATACCATCAAAAGGATTTCCTTGATTAAGATAAATACTTTTTTTACTTTTAGTAAGTCTATCGTAATCAATATTTGAATACTGAGGCTCAAGAATATTTCCGTTTTGGTCAAATAATATATTACCTTGATGATCTTGAAGATAAGCTCTTGAAGATAATGTTTGAATATTCTCAGTCAAAGGTCTTAACCAACCATCTTTATACATAGAGATACGAACCCAATTTACATAATCAGAAGGAAGAACAAATCTTAACGTATCAGCAACAGTAAGTTCTAATACTTTAATCTCTTTAAAAGCATCGTAATTAAGCTCCTGAATAGCTCTTTTTGCGTGAAAGATTATTTTATAACGCTCTTCATTATTAACTAATGAATGGTTTCCTGAATACATCAATATATAATTATTCACAATGTCCTGAAGGCTTATATATTGATATGAGCCCCAATTAGCATCTTCGGGCTGATTACCATTATTGTCGTAGTATTCGTATTGAGATAAATATGCCATATCTTAATATTTTTATTGTTGATTGATTTGTTGCTCTTGTATCATACCAAAGTTTGCTACTTCAGTTTCACGAATAGATATACCACAATATTGAAGTATCTTCATTACTAATCTATAAACGTCTTCGTAAGGAAGCTCAAAGTCTTGATAATCAGGTTGTGATTGGTTAAATACAGGCTCTCCATTTGTTAATGTAGAGTATGTCCATTTAGGAGATTTTGGGTGTCTAAAGTAAACAGCCTCAACTTGTCCAAATTGATTTATTGTTTTAGGATACAGATTTATATAATCTCCTTCTAATGTGTATGAAGGAAACATATTGTTTGGCTGAGTTAATAAAGAACTATTTAGCATAGTTATTTTACCAACGCTTACCTTGTCTGCTTCTTTTGCCTCTTGAGAAATTATAAGATAATTTACAGGAGTCGTTAAAAATATATCAGAATCTAAAGTTATTGTTGTATTTGAAGAAACAACAACAACTCTTGCTGTTTTCTTTGTATTTACATTTACAACTATATCTCCCGGAACAATTCCTAAAGTAGTAAACTGACCTGATGAAGCTATAAGAAGATTAGATCCAATGCTACTATTAGTACCTGAACTAATAATATTCGTATAACAAAGCATCTTTAAAATATAATATGAAGTATCTCCTGTAGTAATAACAGAAGGAACAGAAAAAGAATTACTGCTTGGAAGCGAAGGAGAAGCCGCGTTGTTAGCTAAAAAATTATTAACTAAAAAACCTTCTATTGTTTCAGCGATAGGTCCTTCTATTTCAGCATAATCACTACCTGCTGAACGTGCGTTCTCCATATTTATAGCCTTATTATAGTTGCTAAAATATTCTTCAAATATTTCCATTTGAGCATTTTCAGCATATAAATTAAAGTCAGCAGGAGAAATATATCCATAATTATTCTTATTAAGAACGGATAATACTGTATTTCTAACTTGGTTTATCATTTTAAATCTTTTTTACAAATATACATAAAAAAAAAGCACAGAAATTAATCTGTGCTATTTTCCGACCGAGAACACCTCAATCCTATTATTCGCTAAGAATAGCTTCTAACATTTTCAACGCGTCTATTCCTTCATCACTTTGTAAAAAGTGTGCTGTCATTTCATAAGGATCTTCTCCGAATGGTATAGACAACATCTTTTTCTTATTGGTAGAAGTATTAAACCAAACTTCCCTGTCATTGTTTCTTAACGCCAATAATCTATGCTCAAAGAACAATCTTACTTTTGCTTGAAACTGCAACTCAGGGTCGTTTAATATATTTAAAAATTCGATTGGTTCCGTTTTAGCGTAAACTAAAATATCTCTTTTCAATATTTCAGTTGGAATAACTGAAGGGTCTTTACCAAACATAACTCTTGTAAGAGTTTCAATTTGATCTAACGTTAATTCTCTTGCCGCAATTAAAGCGTCAATTTCTACGTTCATATCTGCAACCTCTTCATTTGCTTCTTTTTGTTCATCAACTTCTGTGAACACCACACCATTTAAAGGGTGGTAATGTAAAAATTCTTGTAGTACAGGATTTGTTCTTGGTACGCTCAAGAATCCGTCTTCAAAAATAATAGGCTCCATAATAGCATTACCATCTTGCTCGTCCTCAAACGGAGATTTTTGGTTTATTGCATATCTTAAAGGTCTATTTTGATTTCTTGTTTCATCAAACCACATTAAAGGAAATCTTTGGTGGTTTCTTGATGCTAAGCTATAAGAAAGTGGAGTTCCTACTTTTAACTTATATACTTTATCTGTTGGTGTTTGCTTTGCCATTTTTATAAATATTTAATTTAATTTGATTTACTAACTAAAAAAATATACAGAGCCTCAATAAGAGGCCCTGTAATATTTAAACTATATATTAACCGTAACGGAATAATACGAAGTTATTTGCACCTAAAGTACATACACATCTTTCAGATAAGAAGTTTACCTCCATTGCATCTAAATCAGATGTTTGAGCACCTCCCGCAGAACCTGTAATCCAAGTTTTGTAACGTCTGTCTTCTGTTTCAGAAGCACGGTATCTTACGTGTAAGAATGGACGTTTAGCGTTTTTACCTAAGATTTGGTCATATACAGAAGTAGATCCCGCAGGAACTAATAAACCTGTAATAGTACCTGTAGCTGTAGCAGCAGTTGCATTTAAACCACCACGCATAGTTGGGTCGTTTAAGTATTTCCAATCAGATTTGTAGAAATCGTAACCTCTACGGAATCCTGTGAAACCTAAGTTCAATGCCATATCAATATCATTGTCGAATAAACCGAATGATGCAGACTGAGCAACACCACCTGAAGTGTATCCATTCAATGTAGCTAACATATTGTCGATGTCGAAAGACAATCCACGGTTAACGAATAAAGCATTTTCTTCGATAGCTCCTTGTTTATCTAAACGAGAAACGATAGAATCCCAATCAGATAAAGTAGTTGGTGTACCACCACCCCAAACGTTTCCTCTGTTGTTAACAACATAGAAGATCCCTTCAGAACCACCTTGTCCATTACCACCTAATACAACAGAAGCACCTGAGTTGTTTTCAGCAGGAACAGCTTCGATCATAGCAGTTTCTAAATAGTCTTCGAAACGTAAACGAGTTTCGTGCTCTGATTTTAAGTACCATAAGTACCCTGTAGCACCATTCTCAGTTGTAACTTCAACCCACCCGATTTGAGCCATATCAGACCCGTTTACTGAGTACTTATCTTTGATGATAATAGGTTTGTTTGAGAAGATTTCATCTTCAGACTCTAAAGAACCAACCATTCCGTTAGTTCCTTTTTTGAACTCAGAACCATAAATGAATACAGTACATTGAGTAGATACTGCAAACGCTTGACCTGCTGCTTCATAGAAAGAAGCTGTAAACGTAGTTGCAGAAGGAACAGCAGTAACGATTGCTTTGTTGTAAACACCTGAAGTGTTGTTTTGAATCATTACAGTTTGTCCAACTCTAATTGCGATGTAAGTAACACCTGCATCAGCTACAGTAAATGTTGCTGAAGCTGAACCTGCAGCAGCAGCTGAAGTTACGCTTGTGTACTTAATGTGAAGACGACCTTGTTCTGCCCATTTGATTTGGTCAGAGTTAGAAGGCATCTCTGCACCTACCATTCTTAAGAATGATGCGATGGTTCTATTACCATAACGCTCAAATTCTTTCTCGTAAGTATCAGGAAGATACTGATTTAAGAAGTTGAAGTTGGTAATGTAGTTAGTTTGCAAAGCTACCTGTTCAGCACTTGGCTGTAATTGGTAAGTAGGATTGCTCAATAATTGACTTGCCATTTTGTTTTAAATTTTAAATTCTACATTTTTTTTATACTACGGATCTTAAGGCTTCTGCCCGAATCAGGATTTACCGCTTTTACCTGAATACCATCTGCGGGTCTTCCAACCTCAGGTGCTCTATTCTCTGACATTTGAATATTCTTAATATTTCTCATTGTCCCTTCTACAGCATCTGCTTTGCCTTGCTCATAAAAGAACTTAGCAAATTTGTCAGGATTCATCGCTACAGCTAAAGCTCTATGATAACCTTCTGCGTCTTTAATTAAACCTTGCTCATCTAAAAACTTATTAATAAAGTTTGAAGGAGTAGATTGTAATTTTCTCAACTCATTTCGGTCTCCGGGATTGAAAGCGACTTTTTTCTCATCTAAATTAAACTCAAAACCTTTGAATCTATCTGAGAAAACTTCGTCAGACTTTTGGTCAAACCA